ACTCCGAGACATACTAATATCAAAACACCCACCATGTTTTTATCCTATCACCGCAGCTGAACTGACAATAAGCGTTAATAAAAGTTCTTATATTTTGACCAGGGGTCAGCCTGCAGAGCCTAGGAGGCCGCTTTGTCCTGCAAGGTTAGGTCAAGCTTAGCCATGGTGGACTGGCGCATGAACCAAGTGACTGCGGCGATAACTACGGCGATACCGATGTAAACCATCTGGCTGATTGAAAGGTTATTGGCTGGCTTGGGGCCGATTCCCTGAACGAAGTCCGTAACCGGCACCAGCATGATGTACAGGCTGCACGCCAAGATCACCAGGGCGCTGACAATCTTGTACAGGCGGGGGGGGTTTTCCTTTTCAGTTCCGGCCAAATCTCTTTCCAAGTGTCTGGAAACATCTCTTGCCGTGTTACTGCCCCGTTTGTAGCCTTTTCAATCGCTGCCGCTGACTGAACCGGCACACTTCTGACGCCTCGCGCAATCTGATTAATAAATGCTGGTGCAATACCAGTCTTTTTTGCTAAGTAAGATTGATTCCCGCGAATAGCGCAATATTCAATTAAGTTCATATTTCAACCTTGCTATATTCAACGTAGCGACAGTTTAGCAAAGCTATTTTCAAAAAGCAAGCAAAATAGTAGCATTGTTATATATAGCGTTGCTTTAAAATATAAACAATTGATTTAGCTGGGAGTAAGAAATGAGCAGACTTGATAAAGTGAAAGAATTGATTGAAAGACGGTTTAATGGCAGTCAGGCAGAGTTTGCCCGAGCCATAGAAAAAGCACCGGCACAAGTCAATCAGTGGCTTAACGGTTATCGGAATATAGGCAATGGCGCGGCGGCTCAAATTGAGGACGTGCTATCCCTGCCGCGTGGGTGGCTTGATAGCAAAGAGGAATTTAGACAACCTGAATCAAACGCTACCGTAATTGGCACGTTGGACGTTTGGGACAGCAAGACGCCGCTATCGGCTGATGATTGTGAAGTCCCGTTCTACAAAGATATACACCTATCGGCGGGGAATGGATTTTCAGACGACATTGCGGACTACAATGGCTACAAACTGCGCTTCTCAAAATCAACGCTTAGACGGCACGGTATAAATCCCGCCGATGTGGTTTGCGTTTGCGCGGACGGCGACAGTATGGAGCCGGTATTTCCCGACGGCGCGACACTCGGCATCAATACCGCAGACAAGGTCATCAAGGACGGCAAAATCTACGCCGTCAATCACGGCGGGTTATTGCGGACAAAAATCCTGCAAAAACTGCCTGATAACAAAATCCGAATCAAAAGCTACAATTCCGAAGTCTACCCAGATGAAGAAGCCGACGCAGATGAAATTAACATCATCGGTCGTGTGTTTTGGTGGAGTGTGATTGCATGATGGATAGAGACGAAGCATACAGACTCAGTTTGCAGCAAATCCGATCAGGCGACGTATCGGCGGCGTGCCGAACGGTTGCTGATTATGAATTATCACAACCGCAACCGCGCGGGCTGTTTTCGGGGGTATCCCCTCAAGAATACTGGGCGCGATACCCTCAGCCGTCAGATGTTGAAATCTTGGAGTCTATATTTTCAGAAACCCTAGAGATACTGGACGGAATAAGCGATGAAGATTTAAATGCCGCGCGTATTATTGCCGCGTTTAACTTTGTTTGGGGATTAAGCAAAATCCCTAAATGGCTTTATTATCATGAGTTTTCGTCATGTAGCCTTGTTGATTCTGCTGCGCCGTTGATGTTGCAGTTCCGCGCGAAATCACGGCAAGAGCTTAAACAGTATGAAAAGGTTGAGATTTTAGGCTGCCCTGATAGTTGCAAGTTTTGTAAATCGCAAAGCGGCAAGACATACAGGTCGTCTGAAGCCCCTGTTTTGCCCCATGCACAATGTACGCACAAATCAGGTTGCCGATGTTGCTACCTACCAGTTATCTAAACATAGCCCGCGCAATGCGGGCTTTCCCCCGCCTTGATGGAAGTGTAAATCATCATTATAAAACAATATTTTATGGTAAAATAAGAGCTTAAAAAATGACTAAATTTAATTGCGATATGACACACCAGCTTGCCGTCTTTTCCCCTCAATCAACAGTAGAATTTGACAGCTTTGCCCAAGCCGATGACAACACATTTTGGTATGCTTCAGACTTGGCGATGATGCTTGGCTACAATGATATGCAGGCAATTTTAAAAGCAATCAACCGCGCCCATTCCGTCTGCTTTCAGTTGGATATTCCGATCACTGAAAACTTTATTCAGACGGCTTCACATAATTGCGAAAATGATATTAAATTGACACGGTTTGCCTGTTACTTAACCGTGATGAATGGAAATATCAGCAATCCGCGCGTGGCGGCGGCGCAAGCCTATTTTGCCAAGCTGGCGGAAGAAATTAACGCGACATTCCGAGACGCTGACGATGTAAACCGCGTTTTCTTGCGCGGCGATATTACCGACCGCGAAAAGACATTAAACCACCTTGCCCATAGACACGGCGTAGAAGAATATGGCTTATTCCAAAATGCCGGGTATCGCGGCTTGTACAACATGAACATAAACAAACTGAAAAACTATAAGGGCGTAGGCGACCTGAAAGGCTCATTGCTGGACTTCATGAACCCTGTCGAATTGGCGGCCAATACGTTCAGAATCACGCAGACAGAGGAAAAGATACGCAATCAGAACATACAGGGACAAAAGCCGTTAGAACGAGCCGCCGAAGAAGTGGGACGCTCAGTCCGCAATGTGATGATTCAAACGTCAGGCACATTGCCGGAAGACCTCAAATTGTCTGATGAAAAGATTAACAAGGTCAGAACCGGAATCAAGCAGACAAAACGCGCCCTTGAAAAACACGATAAAAACCTAAGTAAGGACAAGTAATCAGGTATAATAAACGCCTGTCTTCATAGATTTATCCTTATTCAGCCCGCCTCGTGCGGGCTTTATTTTTGCCCCTTGATAGGGGTTTACCCCCTTTCGATAGGGGTTATACCGTTATTTGCTTCACATTTACCGCCTACATGGGCGGTTTTCTTTTCCCGTTCTTTCAAATTCGCAGGCGTTCGCCGAAGTGTTTTTCAGATAGCAAAAATAAATTCTCTTTGAAATCAACATATAGCAAAAATATAGCAAAATTTCTTAGCATTGCTATTTACATTCTGTTTAGCTTTGCTATAATACACCCATCGAAGCAAAACACACTAACTCTAGGAGCTAAAAATGAAACACGTTGCCAACATCATGAGAATTAATGACTGGAATACAAACCAAGAAAGCACTGTAGGTCGAATCTTTGCACAAGGACGCGGCAAAGCTAGAAAACACCTGATTTTATGGTTGGACGGTGGGGAAGAAGAATATGGCGCCAACTACTACGATTCATGCGCTGCTGCACGGAAAGCCGATAAATGGAATTTCATCGAGCGCGTCTAAGTAAGAAACTTTACCCAAGCCGCTTCAAGCGAGGCGGCCTCAATAAAGAGTTTTACATCGTTCTTTAAAAATCAGGAAACGTAGTAACCGCCCTTCAGGTAGGCAGAAGCCGATAGCAAGACATGGATAGGCATGGGGGAAATCGAACAAACGGTTACAGGTAGAGGCCGCCTAAAAGATAAAGGCCTATGACGCTAATTTTTTTTAAACACTTGATACACAAGGAAATACAAAATGGAAGTACAGAAATTTGAAATGAATAGCCCTTATGATTTGCTGATGATGCTTGCAAATGTTTTGGCAGGCATTGAAAGCAAGCAACAGGCAGAAGAAGAACCATTGCAGCCGGTAACGGTTACAGAGGCAAAGGGAATCAATGATTTCGCCATCGGCAAAGAAGTGATTATTCGCACCTATTCAGCAGGCGTTTGGTTCGGCGTGTTGAAGCAAAAAGCAGGCAATGAAGTGATTTTGACTAAAGCGCGCCGCATGTATGAATGGTGGGCGAAAGAATCAATCAGCCTGTCAGGTGTCGCACGACACGGCATCAAGCAAGAAGATAGCAAGATTTGCGGCGAACTTGCTTCCGTCTGGCTTGAAGCGATTGAGATTATCCCAGTAACAGGCAACGCAGCCGAATCAATTCGTACTGCGAATGAGGTTGCTCAATCATGAGCTACTTAGATAAATCTCACAGCATCGGCAACGGCAGCGGCAACGGCGACGGCAACGGCAACGGCAGCGGCAACGGCTACGGCAGAGGCAACGGCAGCGGCAACGGCAACGGCTACGGCATCGGCAGCGGCTACAGCAGCGGCCACAGCACCCGCAGGGGCCACAGGCGCGGGCGCGGCGGCGGCGCACACCTTCCCAACCCCCGTAACAGGGGGCTTATTTAAGCGGTTGGGAACGGCTGCTTAAATAAGCAAGGTCAATATCGGTAGATAGGGTGAGCAATGCCAAAACGAGGGCACAAGGCTTACTGCCTAGCAACACCACAGGCAAGCAAGGGCAACGGCACGGAGAAACATCAAGCCCCTTCCTCTACCGATACCGCAACAAAAGGAAAAGGAAATGACTTATTACGAAACAAGCCGCCCCGATTGGGGAATGGACGAAATGTACAGGCGCGAAGAATTGCGAGACGCAGAAATTGCGATTGAAGAACGCCAAGAAGATGACAACAGGAAGAATTTCAAATTGTTCCATGCACGAATTATGCAGCACGTCATCAAGGAAGCATACGAGTTTCGCAAATGCGCTATCGAATGTGATGAATTGGAATACTCGCAAAATGATAGCGAATGGCGAACTTGCTTGTTAGACGGCGCGGAATTTCTCGAATTGAGCCGCAACAAGTACGAAAACGAAGAAATTAAAGACGCGCTGATTTGGGCGGTTAAATCAAACAACCCTGATTTACGAGTAAGCAAAATCGACGAACTGGCAAACCAATGGAAGGAAGTGGCATGAAATACGCAATTCGTACGGTTTTAACCGTGTCGGCCATCACAATCGCGGCTTACAGCTTCTCAGGCAAGACAGAGAAGCCGGTAGAGCCTGAAACAATCAGCCAAGAAGCGCAAATTGAACAGACATATGAATCCATGCCGGACGAAGTAAAGGTCATGGGAGACGCGGAGATTAAGCCATGCGACAACACATTTTAACAGGCTTGTATATAGCCAAGCCCAAAGGCAATAGCCATATCAGCAAACACTTAGGAGCGAGAATGAGGAACGAAAACGGCGTTTGGCACGTTTGGCAAGACGTTGAAACATTCGCCCGAAACACTCACGCGCTAATTCTCAAGAAAGGCGCAGGTCGCAAAAAAATCAACGAGAAAACATTTAAGACAAAAGCAGCGGCTGAAAAGTATTTCAACCAGTTACTGGGAGGCTGAATATGAGAATCAGATGTTCATCAATTGCCGACATTATCGGCAAGCCAAAAACCAAAGGCGAAACCATCACGGAAACCGCTAAATCAAAACTGATTGAGATGGCGAAGCGCGAATTATTCGGCTTTGAGTCTTTCGATGGCAACGCCTTTACCGAAAAGGGCAATCTGATGGAAGAAACAGCCATCAAATACAGCGGTTTAGTTCGCAGCAAGGAGTATCAAAAAAACACCGAACGGCGTGTCAATGACTGGCTGACTGGCGAATGTGATATTTACGATTTAGACGACCGCCTGATTGTTGATACCAAATGCTCATGGGACATTGGGACACATCCTTTTTTTCGCGAAGAAGCCGAAAAGAAAGCCGTCAAAGCAGGCTATGACTGGCAAATGCAAGGTTACATGTGGCTGTTTGATTGCGACCGCGCCGATATTGATTTTTGGCTGTTGCCCACGCCCGAAGATTTACTGAAACCGTGGGAAGAACGTGAAAAGCACATCGATCTAGTGGAAGCCATCCCGATTGAAAAGCGCATCACGACCGTGACCGTCATACGAGATGACAAGAAAATCGAACTAATCAAAGAGCGCGTAACAGCCTGCCAAGACTACTACGAAACGCTTTTAAACCAATTCAGACAAGGAATTTAAAAATGAGTATCGCCCAAAATCAAGCAGTAGCCTTAGCCAAACAGTTCAACATCCCAGGCGACCCGGAGGAGCTTGTCCAAACACTCAAAGCGACTGCCTTTAGAAGCAATGCGACAGACGCGCAATTTAATGTCTTGATGATCGTAGCAAACCAATACGGTTTGAACCCATTCACAAAAGAGATTTACGCGTTTCCCGACAAAAACAACGGCATTACGCCTGTTGTCGGTGTGGACGGTTGGGCAAGAATCATCAACAGCCACCCGCAATTTGACGGCATGGAGTTTACATCCGATGCGGAAAGTTGCACATGCAAAATTTACCGCAAGGACAGAAACCACCCAACAATCGTTACCGAGTATTTGGAAGAGTGTAAACGCCCTACACAGCCGTGGAACAGTCATCCGCGCCGTATGCTCCGCCATAAGGCAATGATTCAGGCCGCGCGTTTGGCGTTTGGATTTGGCGGTATTTATGACGAGGACGAAGCGGAACGAATCGAAGCAGCGGAAGCCCCTAAAGAGCAAAAGAAAGACCATGAGTTAGAAAAGAAAGACCATGAGTTAGATAAGCTGATTGCCGATGGCGAAGCCGCGGCAAACAAAGGCATCGAAGAATATAAAAAATGGTTTTCCGAAATTGGCGCAGCAGGCCGTCTGAAATTAGGAAGCGAAAATCACGAACGACTTAAGAAAATCGCTGAAAACACCATCGAAGCCGAAGCCGTAGAAACGTCAAAACCAACACCGACAGAAGAACAGTTCGCGGCGTTGATTGAAGCGGTATCAACAGGCGTTAAAGAGGTTTCCGAAGTGCTGGAAGCATACGCGCTGACAGAAGAACAAGCAGCGGAAATCAACGCCCTGTAAGGAGTAGCCATGTTTGCTGTTTTCGGGAAAGTCCGCGCCGAAGAAGAAAAACGGCGCGAGCTTGTTTATGACAAATCTCTGTCAAAGTGGCGCTATGACAGCAGGCAATGGAAGCGGTTGAGTAACAGCCGCTACCAAATCAGCCCTGAATATTCGTCCATAGACACGGCAGAAGAGTTTATTAGGCTGTCAGCGGGAAATACTGACATCCATATCGTAGGAATCAGGCAAGCGCAGGAAGTTGACGGCAAAACCGTCTGGAAGCCTGTCAAATCAATTTTAAAAGGAAGCAAAAATGCTGAATAAAGTAATCCTCATAGGCCGTCTCGGCCGCGACCCGGAAGTCCGCTATATGCCCAACGGCGAGGCCGTCTGTAACTTCAGCATTGCCACCAGCGAAACGTGGAACGACCGCAACGGCCAACGCGTAGAACGTACCGAATGGCACAACATCACCATGTACCGCAAACTGGCAGAGATTGCCGGTCAATACCTAACAAAAGGCAGTCAAGTTTACTTAGAGGGCAAAATCCAAAGCCGTAAATATCAGGGCAAAGACGGTATCGAACGCACGGCTTACGACATCATCGTGAACGAAATGAAGATGCTGGGCGGTGGTAATGACAGCGGACAGCAATCCGCCCAACACACACCGCCTGAACACCCGCGCCGACAAGCACCGGCAACACCCGCCGCGCCCGTTGAAGACATTGACGACGACATCCCATTCTGAATTAAGGATTAAAAAATGACTGAATATATTTTCAAAATTTCCGCCGATGATGTAGGCGTTGACTTAGAAGCACCTGATATTAACCCAGCACATGAAGATAATGTACCTGAAAAAATTGCTTACTTATCGGCGGCATTAGTATCAATTTTTATTAACGATATTTCCAAGCATATCAAAGAAAACCCAAAAGGTTTTATTGTTAGCGCTCAAACCATGATTAATAACGCAGAGTTCCTAAAAGAGGAAGGAATAAAAAATGGCTCATAAATTTAAATTCGGCGACCGCGTGAAGCGGAAATCAGACGGCGCGGTTGGTATTGTAGTTAGCATAAGTTTTAAATCCGTTTTGGTTTTTTTTGATGGTGCCGCGGTGTCCAGTTTTTATGATGCTGACGAGTTTGAAATCATCCCACACCCTGACACGGCACGGCTTGACTGGCTGTTAAAGAATGATTGCGCTTTAACAGAAAGGCTTTGCGACGAAGATGGCGATATTCTCGAAACCCCAAATGCCGTTATCCAAAAGCAAGAAGACCATTTCGAGGTATTGGCGGCTACAAGCAACAACATCCGAGAGGCAATAGATGTTGCCATGGCACACATCGAAAGCAAACGATAACAACCACAGGCAGACGGCCTAAAACGTCCGAGCCGTTGAGAGGACGGCAAAGCGAGGAAACCAAATGCAAACAGTAGCAGCAACAACAAAACCGACGGCAAGCCAACTACTTGCAGCCAAGCGTGCGGCAAAGAAATCAACGCAGCAAGAACGCGCCCTGAAACGTGCGAGCAAAGTGAAAAACATTGACCGCAACAAGCTGTCAGGAATGTCGAAAGAGCAAAAGGACAACATCAACGCAATGCTGTCAGGCGAAAAGGTATCAGCAGACGAAGCGGTTACATGTAGCGTCAAAATGTGGCTGTCGTTGCAAGATATGCGCTACGCCTGCAATCAGGAATTAATCAACTTCGCCGAGCATATCATCAAGCAGGTGCAACGATTGGGCTTGTACTGTAACACAGACGACCCAGCGAACGAGAAAAGCGTGGAGTTTGCCTGCCGTGAAGCATCGCAGGCAGTCGCAAAATGGACTAAAGATTTTGACGACCTAAGCCCTAATCAGCGTCAATTGGTATTGCGCCCGCTGTCTAATCTGTTTGCCGCGTATGAAGAATTTTTGAAAGACGCGCCGGTTCGTTTAATCGCCGAAGTGTCCACATACTCGATCGCGGTCAGCGTTACCAAGAAAGCCATGACGTTTTTAGAGCTTGATGGCGGAATCATTTCAGCGGTTGATAAGGTCGTCAACGGCAGCGATTCCCGCGCGGAAGCCCGCCGCCTGAAAATGCCATACGCTGAATTTACCGACCGAATCTTACACGCCGCCAACCTACTTTACGATGTGGGGATTCAGGCAGATTCAGCACTTTCAGAAATGTACGGCAAGCCATTAAACCCAATCCGCCCGCAACGCATCGGCGACGTGCGGCAACCGATGATGAAAATGCTTGTCGCAAATAAGGGCGGCGCGCTGGTTCAAGCCGTCAAGGATTCAGAAAACATTATCCGACATTGCGACAGCGGCACCGGCTTCAGTTGTTTCAACTGGACTAAGCATTTCAAACGCGCCGCAAACCTGATTAGCCTTATGCGACAGGAAGCAGAAGCATGAAAGACCTAATTGCCGCCGTCCTGATTGCCGCAGTCATTATGGCTATCGAGCTGTCAGGAATCCCGAAAGTGGCGATACAGATAAACGAATATCAGAAAGGGCAAAGATGAACAAATGGAAGAAAGTATCTGAAGAGTTGCCGCCATTGGAAATGCCTGTTTGGGCGGGGTGGTTTTTTACAGACGGAAGATTTGCAAGCGGCTTATTTGCCTTTTGCGGTGATGGATGCGGTTCCGCTTCATGGTGTCTTTGCGAAGATAGGATGTCAGATGATAATTTTATTGATTATCGCGGGGAGTTTATTAGCGAAGAGTACCCTATCAGCCATTGGATGTATCTACCAAAATCTCCTGATGAAAATTAGAAAGGCATAAAGAAAATGAGTAAAAATTCAAAGCAGCGAGAATTTACATTTAAATATAAGTTCGGCGGCAAAGATTGGGCGGCATCTGTATTTGCCGACAGTGTTGAAGAGGCAAAGCGGAAAATTCGAGCGCAAGCTGCGGCGGTTTACGAGGGCGAAGTTGTGGCAAAGGTGCCCGTGTTGTATGGGGTTTCTTTTTTTAAGCGTTTTTTTAAAAGATAGGCAGGAAGAAAATGAAATTACTCAAAATGAAAGAAGTAATCGCGCAAACAGGTTGCGGTAAGACAAAGATATATGCAATGATTAAGGCTGACGAATTTCCGCGCCCGTACAAGATTGGGATGGCCTCAAGATGGCGTTCCGACGAAGTGGAAAACTGGATCAAAACGCGCCCAGTTTCATGACAGAAAATCAAAAGCGGGTATCAAATCGGGTATGATTCAGGCGGCAATAACAAATATTCTTTAATTTACAGTAAGTTAGATTCAAAATGCTTTTATTCATTGATAATTATGACAGCTTCACCTACAACATCGTCCAATACTTTGCCGAATTGGGGCAGGAAGTTTTGGTACGTTGCAACGATGAAATCACCCTCGAAGAAATCGAAGCCCTGAAACCGCAATATCTGGTCATCGGCCCGGGCCCTTGCTCAC